CCCCAAAAAAAGACCCCCCCCCCGCGGGGGGGGGGGGGGGGTGGGGATTCAAAAGACAATCACTATTCGCAGGCAAGCTCCGTCAACACGGTCGCTGCATCCTCGTCGATGTAATCGCCGTTCTCCTCGTAATCATATACAGATTCCCAGTCGCAGGCGTTTGCCTCATCGGTGCACTCTGTGTTGATAATCTCAAAGCAGATGTCATAGGTCGGACGGTCTCCGTCTTCGTCCGGCGTATCATCGGGGCAGAACGCCCGTGCTCGGTAGAAGTCACAATCCCAAAACGCATCGCAGAGAAATACAAAGCGCTTTCCATCTTCTGCGACGGCGATCGGAGTGCATTTCGCGGTATATTTTATTTCATTCGTCAACTTGATCATTTTTAAATCCTCCTCTTTCTCTGGGGCTTTTGCCCCCTGACCTTTATCTTGGTTACATTGTACCATTGCAATAGTACTATGTCAATAGTTTATTTTATATTTTTTCAAAAAAAATTTCTAGGCAAAGAAAAAAGCAGAAACCTTATAAAAGGTCTCTGCTTTTTCTATTCTATCCAATCACAATTTTCAATCCACACACCCAAGCGGGTGAGACAGTTATAGTATAGACAATTAACCCAATATTGTCAACAAAAATAAGCCCCAGAGCCGAAGCCCCGGGGCGTGAATACACCTATATCGTTATGCCTTGACCGTCGGCACGAGCGACTTGTCCAGCACAAGCTTGACCAGCCACACGCCGCCCTGCATGACCGCAGGGAGTACGACGGCATCGCGCCAGTAGCACCAGCCACGCTCATCCTTTGCCTGCTCCTTGACCTGCGCGACGAACTTATCGACCGCCTGCTCGATCGCAGGGATGCACTCATTGAGGATGGCGCGCGTGACACGCTGCTTGACCTCCTCGGTCACCTGATCGACGTTGATCTCCTTGACGATTGCGTCTCTGATGTCTGTCCACTTGCTCATGATGTAATCTCCTTTCACGGCGTTCCGCCGTTGTCCTTCCAATACTGCCTATACCAGTTTGCCTTGCCACGCAGCACGTCGCCGCCGCGCGTACCGTCTTCTGCCCACGGATTATACGTCGGGCTCTCCTCTGTACCGAGATACTCGAGGTCCCAGCGCTCGCAACCGTTTTTGGGGCCATAGGGCTCGTGTGCATATACGCCGTCCTCGTTGTCCGCCGCCTCACCGTGCGTGAGGACACGCTGCTTGTCAATGGTCAGCCACAGCCCGTTGCAGAGTGCGGCGATTGCCTTTGCCATGCCATCAATCTGGAGCGGCGTCGGCGATTCCTGCCCAAGGTCGCCAGTCGTTGCGCCGAGGCACCCAAGGATACTGATGCTGACGCTACCGCTATTACGTTTCCACGTTGCGGCCAGTACGTCATCCAGCTCGCCATCGCCGATGACGTAGATCTCGCCGTCCTTGTCGATCTGGACATGGTAATCATCCCAAAACTGCCCATAGCGCCCTGCCGACCAGTGCAGATACACCTTGGTCTCGCGGCCAACATATTCGGCGGCCGCTTGGATGTTTTCGCGGTACCGCCCCGCAAGTACTTCAAGCTCGGCAGGTGTTACGCGGCGCATGGCCGACTTACTTAATACACGACTACTCATTACTTTGCTCCTTTCTTACTGATTACTGACCGCCCGAGAAATCCAATCAGCCCTGACGTGACATTGCTGGAGAGTTCGGGCGACCCATAAAAAACGGACAGGACTGCCACGACGACAAGTCCTGTCCCAACCATCCAATCTACCGGAGGCAGTCGCTCCTGTTTCAGCATACAGCTATTCTCCTTTCTCCTTTTTTCCAAGCCCGCCGCGTCTCTTAACGAGTGTGACAAGACCATCGGCCTCCTCGACTCCTGAACGTTGCATATTCTCTAAAATGGATATAAATTCAGTCGTCGCAAGGTATCCGATTGTTAGATTCGCAGCGAATGCCGGCAGATGTGCGCTTATCATCAGGAAATCCAATACGAGCGAAGATGTAACTACGCCGATGTAGGTCAATATCTTGTGCGTAAATCTCTTACGCATCTCCTCGCTGCGGATATACCCAAGCCTCCGGGCCATCTGAATACCCCGAAACGCCTGCCACAGCGTCGGGGATTCCGTGCCATAGTCAATGAGACATTGGCGCGACAGTGACAGCCATTTCGTGACGAGGTCAACAACGACAAGCCACGCGAAAGCAACAAAAATCTGTGCGTGCTCCTGCACTGTAATTGATACGATGCAGGATATAGCGACCTTGATTGCCCAATCTTCCTGCAAACGCTGCAATACCTGCATCATTATGTCCACGCTCCTTACTCCTTCCCTCGATTACGAGCATAGAAAAGGCGCACACCGCTTTGATGTGCGCCTTATGGGATTACTTCTCCTTTTTCTTTGGCGAGTCCGTGTCTTTCCGGACCTCGATCACGACGTGATCTCCGTAGGTGATCTCATCCGCCTCTGCCTGATCCTTTGTCGCAAGCGAAAACATTTCGCCGGTCTCCATATTCGTAAATGTAAAATTCGTGATACTCGTTTCGCCCTGCGGATAGGTGATTTTCCCGTTGACAATGTACTTTTTGAGCATTTCATGCCCTCCTACTCTATCTCTACCAAAAATGGCTTTCCGGTCTCCGCCTCGTACTTCCACCCCGGTGTACAGCCGGTAACATCAAGGATCATGACGCCAAGGAGCGATGCCAGACTTGCAAAGTCCTGCGACAGTCCTGGGTACTGCTCTGTCTCCTGTGCCCGTACAAACGGTGTCACGCAGGTCGTAAACTCCACTGTGCTCGGATTCGGAAACCAAAAGCCCGTATTATACAGCCACTCATCCCCGCCAACGCCGGCTGCATAGCAGGCGTTTTGCGAGAGTGCAACTACGGCGATCTTACGCCCGGGATAGGAATGTCTCTTCGGAGAGTTATATATACCCGCCCCATCAAACGACAGGGCATTTACACTCGGGAAATAGTCGAGAATGCGCATATAATCGTAGCGGTTATTAAAAACAACCTCTCCGCGCTCATTCTTGATGACAAACTCGCCCTTATCGAGCCCAATGCGGGAGTCCTCCAACCCATAGGCATAGAGGATCGGTGCCGTCTCCATCTCCTCAAGATAGCTTTCCGCTGTAAAGTTTTCGCCTGGACGTGGTCGATAGGGCGACGAGCCAGAAACGTTATCCGGATAGTATTGTCCTTGGTCAAATTCAGTATAACCGACGTTGCTTCCGTGAAATGACTTCCCGTCTCGGAGCGACTGCGACAGGGATGCTTTTCTTTGCCAACAGCTGATAAAGTGAGCTGTCGTTTTCTGTGGCAAGGTATCGAAAATGGTTGCAAAGGTATAAACAATATTTGGCATTGCGGCGCCGAGCGCAAAGATATAAGGTACGGTATCGGTAGGGCTGATCGAGAATCTCGGATGCCAGCGGGGACTACGGAGCACAAGCATCGACTGAATACATCGACCCGCATATCCGTAAAAAGCTCCCGTCGGCCACATGGCTCGTGGTTGATCAAAATACGTACGAACAGCCCACACAGATGCGATGCCGCGCACCTTGTTTGGGGTTGCAGGTGAACACCAAGGATTCGGGTATTTTCCGCCTTGCGGCCACGCATAGGTTTTTCCGTTCGCATAGTCGTAATAGGGGTACGTGCAAATTCGCTCGCCTGTCTCATTCTTCTCAATATGCAGTCCTGTCAAGCACCGCTGCGCCTTCACCAGTGGAATTGTACTGAGCCGATAGTTTTGATACTGATCGTCAATGATATACGCCCCCTTGGCGTTTCTGATCTCTGCGTATTGCATAAGCCCGTCCTCCTCTCAGTAGAAGCCGTAGATAATCGCATGTGGGTTCTGCGCAGCACAGTTCTTATCATAGTTCGTGTAAGGAAACTCCGGATCATAAGCTGCATTTGGCTTGAAGGGGAGTGTAACGGTAATCCCTTGAAGGTCTTCCCACGTCTCAACCCTTGTTAGCTTCTCGTCGTCAGGATTCCAATCGGTACTCACCGCAAAAGCCCCATACCCGGATCCGCGAAAAATGAGCTGCGTCCAGATGCGATTTTTCCCGGGATTCGGGATCTCTATGCGCATCCGTTTCTTCGCTCCAAGGCTCGCAATCCCAACAACGCGCGTCACGCCGCAGCGCGTATCAAGCACGCATGATCCGCGCGCATTGATCAGCTGTACCCCTGCTTGTTTTTCCATGTCAGATACCTCCTATTCAAATATGCCAATTCGGACGCGGGTCTTTTCGCCCTCGTCGAACACTTCGATGAGATTATCCGATATCTCCGTCCTCGCCCCTGTATCCTTCGTACGAAGCTTTCCGATCTTTGCCGATATCGCCGACAGGCTGTCTACTGCAAGCTTATCTGCGGTTATCGCACCTGCCTGCAGCATATGGTTCGCGATGACGTTGCCATCAATGATCGTGTTACCTGTGATATGCAGGAGACGGCCATCAATCTTTACACCGCCCGGAGCTACGTTGATAGCAGATACCACATCACCTTGATTAACTTTAAGCTGCAGGCCGTTGTAGATCTGCGTGATCGCACTGTAGCCGGATTCCTGCGGATTGCCGGACAGCTTCGCAACGATCGACGATACGCTCTCCTTGGTCGTCTGCACGTCCTGCATACGTTCGGCAAGTGCTGCATCAAGGTCTTTCTCCGCGATCGTCAGATTCTCTATATCGTTTTTGTCGATTTTTGCCTTGACGATTACCTCCTGCACTGGTGACAACGTGCCATCCCCGAAAGAGTCAAAGCACGCCGCCTGCACGGTGTAGACACCTGCCGCACCGACATAGGAAACAAAGGTGCCCGTCGTTTCGAGCGTCTCGTTAATACCGCCGCCCGAGATGTGCACACGAGTACCGCTCACATTCTCGGGCTTGTTTTGGATGGAGATGCTAAACCCTTGCAGAGTATTCGTGACCTTGATCGTCGGTGCTGCCGGCGCCGGAAAATCGTAATGGATGCTCAGAGGCTCACCATAGCCCTTTTGCGGATTGTGTCCGTAGACAAGGACAGCCCCGCTGCGCGCCGTAAGCGATACCGCGGAGCGGATATCTGCCGTCTTCGCGAGAAGGCCCGCCAGCTGTCCCGTGTTGCTGTTTGTGCGCACCTCGTAGTAGTCGATGTAAGTGTTTGTCACAGCCTCCCATGCGGCCGTTACAGTTCCGCCCTGCAGTCGTACTTCGCCGCTGTGCGGTGCATCCGGTACGGCAACACTGCCCGCTGCGACCGTCGCAGTGATTGATACATCTGCGGTCTCTGCAGAGACAACGCCGGAGCGGTTAACTGCTCGGATGCCGAATGCGTATGTTCCGGATGCCGGGATAAAATAGCTGTAGCTTGTGCCGCCGATCAGATCGACAAGCACGCTGTCCGCACCGTCAAAGAGCCGGTAACCGAGGATATCGGGCTCCGGGTTTGCCTTCCACTTCAGCTGCAGGACACTGCTGTTGCCCGCGTCCTGCAGGGCGGCAAAATCCTGTACCTTCGAGGGAGGTGCATCCTTCGGCGCGGTGTAGACGGTCTGCATCGCCGCGTTTCCGGCAAGCCCGAGATCGTTGTAACAGGTGACGCGCACGGTATAACTGACGGCTGCTGCAACGCCCGTGATCACAGAGCTTGTTGCGTTGCCGTCGTATACGCCCTGCGTTGTGTACTCCGTCTCTCCGTCACGCCTGTACTCAACCTTGATCTGTTTCGCGACCGCACTGCGCGGCAGACGCCACGAGACGGCCAGATCGTAGAGCGTCGTGCCGTCCGGCAGTGTCTTGATCTCTACGATGACCAAGAGATTGTTAACTGTGAGCTTATCGCTCTGCGTCGTGTAGTCGATAATCGGCACATCGGTGTTATCATCCGCGTAGAGCTCCGGATAGTACTCCAGGCAGGTAATTTTGCGTGTCTGCTCCGTCATACCTTTTGTGATCGAGAGCACCCGAAAAGGTTTTGCCTCCTTGGTTGCCTCCCCGAAGGTATAGAGATCATCGGCGGCAATCTCTGCCGCCTGCGCAAGGGTAACGACTGCACCGGATACGCTCTGCACCTCATACGTGTGGAGTGTGTCGGTCTTGCTGTCGCGTACCATAAGACGATACTGCTTGCCCTCTGCCATCGTGACAGTGCGATCGAGCGTAACAGCAGCACCATCGACGCTGACCACGCGGCCGCCGCTTCCCCATTCCGTCACGTCGTGCTGCAGGAGGATCACATCGCCGATCGTGCAGGCGATCGCGTCCACAAAGGCGTCAAACGTGCACGTCCGCAGCTCGTACTTGTTGGCACGCAGGGCGTGCTTGCCGTGTGCATATGCCTGTTTGAGATCCGTACAGCCCATGAGCTCGATCTGCGTCGGCGTGGAAAGCGCCTCGCTCGCGTCATAGTCGTCCGAAAATACAGGGAGCACATCTCTCTCAAAGTTTTTATCCTTGTTCATAAAGGAGATTTCGATAACATTCGCACGCCCCTGTGTACCCTGAAATTCTTCCTTGAAACTGTCCTGCTTGATGTTACCGACGGTGAAGAGCTGAGACGGCTGCGCGGCATAATCATAAACGCAGGTAAATCGTGTCCCCTGCATAATGACTTTCCCGCGCCCGACGGTCTCCGGATAACGCAAAGCCTCCCACACCTGCATAGCGCTATCATATATGTAGTTAAATGTATATCCCTTGCTGTCGCACTGCTCCGCCCACGCGTTGAACATGTCGTAGGAAAGCCGGTCGGCGGGCTCGCCGCGGACGATGTAACGCCCGCTGATGCGCCGGCACTGATGCAGGATGTCATAGCACGCCCACGCGGGATTATCCGCACGTTTCTCCTCATATGCTTTGCTGTATGGATTCCAGACATAAAGCTTGGAGCGCTCCTGCACCCATGTCACGGCAGGATCGTTGCCACTCAGCTGCTCCGTCGCGAGTGCGCGGATGCCGATGAGTGCCTTGCCCGGATGCACAAAGTCGTCATAGACGATCTGCGTCAGCTGCGTCCAATAGACGCGATTAACGTAACGGATGGTATTGCCGTCCTTGTGGACGCAGCGCATCCGCACCTCATAACGTCCCGGAGGCAGACCCTCAAAACGGTAGACGCGATAGATCGCCCGGTTGGTTGCCTCGTTGATGCGCCCGGAGTAATTCCCGCCGAGAGATGCGCCGTTTAAGGACCGCACCCACGCGCCATCTTTGCGGGCCAGAAACGCATCTGTGCCCGTTGCGTCGCAGAGCGGCAGCGCCGTCCACGCCTCTGCACTGCCCACGATACGGCATTCCGCGGCAAGCGTTACGCTTGTCAGGCTCATGCCGCCTTCATCATTGCTGTAATAGAGACCATTGGGGAGTGCAACAGTCAGCTCGATGCCCGTGCAGAGATTGCCCTGCACCTCGTGCGTTGCCCATCCTCCGGATAGTTCGTAATTGAGCGGCTGATCGGCGTAGTTGTCGGCAAAATTCGGGATGATCGTCTGATCGTTTGTGCCGAGACGGATATCGATCTGCACATCCTTATAGTTGTCGGCGGGATTTTCATTGATTCGTATGTTCCGGATGTCCTGCAGCTCTCCCTCGCCGGCGCAATAGAGGAGATGCAGATATTGCCGCGCACCGTCGCTGATGATGTGACGCGAGAGCAGGACGCCGCCCGATTTCATGGTGCCGTATGTAACGGCGAGCGGATGCCCTTGCCCTGTGAGCGTCGTCGTGCCGCCCCATCCGTACGTCTGCGATTGGGACTGGTCTGCGTTGCTCATATCTACACGCGGACGATTGAGACGCGAGACAAGCGCGCCGCCTATCATGCCGATTGCAATGGCCGTCACCATGCGCCAGCCCATCGAGAGACCGCCGAAGATTGCGCCGCCCGCGATGCCGGCCGTCAAAAACGATAGACCGACCGAGAGGATTATGCCGAACACCTTACCCTCGACATACGGGACGATAACGATGCAGTCCCCGTCAATGGGTACGGCGTCCGGATCGCAGAGCATGCCGTTGATCGAGCATTGCCACCGCCCGGGCTCGCAGAAATACGAGCTGAGCGGCATGCCGTCACGGCACACAACCTCCTGCATCTCCCGTCGTGTCACGTCAAACGGATTGCGGACGATGACGAGCTGTATCATGCTTTGCCTCCTCTGTAGCGATAGATTCCCATAATGCGCCGTCGATAGCGCTCCAACTGCTCAACACATACCCCAGCATACTCTGTCGAGTGTATAAACTTCCCGCCGCCAAGGTAGATGCCGACGTGATCTGCTGCGCGTCCCGTGAGATTCATCGCGAGAATATCCCCCTCCTGCGGCTCCTGCACAGGAGTCCATTCGGCAAGCCCCGTATCTGACGGAGCACCTCCCATCCAATAATCGGTATAAGATCGCAGTGCAATCCCTTGCGCCGCATACCACGCAACGACGAGTTCCCAACAGGGGAGCCCTGCCCACGTCTTGCCGACGTAATCACGTGCTGTTGGACGCATAGAGACCTCCTTGCGGTATTGTCGGCTCGCCGCCGAACCGTTCGTTATTCCCCAACTCGCGGCAGCGCTTGAGTGTCTTGTTGCACTTGCTCGCAGCGCCCTTATAACCGCATTCGAGCCCCTTGAACTTAAAGGGGCAATAGTCCTTCATCATGCGGACAGGCGGGAAGCGCCGTGTAAAGGAAAAATCGGTTCCAAGTGTGAACGTCACCCACTCCACATCACAGCTGACGCCTGTCACGACAAAGTACTCTTCCACCTCGGCAACATCGGGAATGTCCGTGTGGAACACGCGGATGATCACCTTGCAGCCGCCGAGGCCATTATTCTCCTCAACGTAGCGTTGTATGGTCCCCGTCACGTTGGAGACCGTGAGCTTGACGTTTGGCAGCTCCTTGCTGTCCTCGGTGATGTCGTCGAGCGAGAACGGGAAAGCTGTGTATTCCCGCCCTCCGAGCGTGAGATTATCTGTATTGTTGACAAGATAGAGCGGACTGCCCGGAATCTGCGCTTCGAGCGCAAGAAGCCAGACGCCGCTTGTTGCAATCTTGTTCTTTTCGATGATGCTTGCCTGTGATAATTCGAGCATGCTATGCCTCCGTCAGTTTGATGCCGCCCTCCCAGTACCCGTGATTCGTGCAGGAGAAAGAAAAATCCCCGTCAAAGCGCACATTGAACACCTTGCCGGAGAAACTTCCGCCCGCACCGACCGGATACGTCCACCGGAACGGGACGGCCCCATTGACTTCGTGGTAAAACGCCCGGAGTGTTTCATAATCTGCCTCCGGCAGGGCCGTCCATGAGAGTTCAAAGGACATGGGCGTACGCGTGAAACGTTTACGGGCGATGATAACTTGATTTTCGAGCTTGCCCTTGATCGCCGTGTCCGGAATCGTCTCCTTGATCGGATAGATCGGCGGCTTGATGCTTGGAAAATCCATTTATACCGCCCCCTTGATTACGTCGCGCATGCCGTTTCGGTTCGTTGCGATCGCATCGATCATGATGGATGTCACCCACTCGGATCCGTTAAATTTCGTCTCCGCCGTGCCCGTCATGCGCTCGTTGGTATTGTTGTTGACAATAACGCGGATATTCGGTGCCGTGCCCCCACCGCTCGGGAGCGAGTTAAAGATGCGCCCCGGCTGCGTTGGCCGGAAAATCTCAGGGCCGCGCTCACCGACAAGGTACGTCCTGCCGGATGCGACGGGGCCGCCTGTTGCACGATAGCCTGGTACAGCCGCATTCGCCTGTGCTGCGGGGATTCCTCCGCCGAATCCTGGGAGAATCATCGACAGCCAGCGCGTGATCATCTGGTTCATCACGAATTTCACGATGGCGTTCAGCATGTTCTTCAGCATGCTGGAAAACGCATCTTGAATGCCTTTGAATCCGTCTGTGAGCACGTTTTGAAAGCCGCTTGTAAAGCCGTCAGCCATCGAGGTAAAGAGCGAATCCGTCATTTCCTTCATCTGCGCGCCCGCATCCCGGAGGCGCTCATACTGCTCCTCGAGAGTTGCGCGCAGAGCCTCCTGCGTTGTCTGCGGAGACTTGCGCAGAGCCTCGATGCGCTGTTGGTCAAGCTTTGCCATCTCAGCGGCCGCCCACTGTTCTACGGCGACACGTGCCTCCGCGGAGTCCTGTGTCAGAGCGACCTCCTTTAGGCGGTTCTCCTTCTCACGATTGAGTTTTGTCACACCGATCTGATACGTCGCTTCCGCTTCTGCACGTACATCCTTGTTCACCTGCGCCCAGGTAAGCTTTGTCTCATTGCGTAGGTCTTCGTTCGCCTCGCGCCATGCCTTTGTGACCTTTTCCTTGATAACGTTGGCGTATTCGTCGAGCTTTGCACGCAGAGCCGTCGTATCGACGCCGAGATCGGATGCCTCCTTGATCTGTGCTTGTATTTGCTCCATCTTTTGACGGAGCGCATCCATGCCCTTCTCATAGGTCGTACCGATTTCGTTAGTGATGTCATTCGCAAGAGACGAGATGCTCTGCTGCACCTTCTCCGTAAGGTTCTTGATCTTTTCAGCGAGGCGCTCTGCCTCACGTGCTGCTTTATCCGTGGATTTATGGGCTTTTGACTTTTTGCCGCCGTCCCACGTTGCTGCCCCAGTGCCTTTTTGCACCCCGGTTTTGGTACGCTGCGGAACGATAACATCACCGTCGGGACCATCGCCGATTGTTCTCCGGCCACCAACCCCGTGTGTAGCAAGGTAAACGCGTCCACGGTTACGTGTTTCCTCAACTGAACCGCCCATCCAATCGGATATCCCATTGCCGATGTCCGTCGCTGCCTTGACGATAGCGAGCTCCTTGAGCGAGGATATCGCTTCGTCGACCCACGCTATAAACTCCCGCACATACCCGGCTGCAGCCGCCATCGACTCGTAGACCCAATCTGCGACAGCCTGGAACGTGTCTTTGAACGTATCGACGATAGGCGAGACCACGGCGTCGATCTCTGCCACGATCCCCGCGATAAACTCAATCGCGGCCGTGCAAAAGTCCGAGACAATCTCTTTCGCAGAGTTCCAGAGATCGGCAGTAATGCCATAGATATAGTCCCACGAATCCGCGACATTGGTCTGCACGCTCAGCACAACATCAAGGACGGTATCGAGGATGCTTGCAATGGCGCCGATTGCCCCATAGACAACGCGCTGGATTGTAGTGACAACGGGAATGATTGGGCGTAGCGCCGTGAGTGCAATATTCCCGACGTCCAGGAAAACATCTACGAGCTTTCCCATTGCCCAAAGGAATGTATCCGCAACAGGTGCAGCGTCCTTAAATATCTTCTTGATCGTATCTCCAAAGGTGGATGCCTTCTCGATCAGATCATCCGGCAGAATCCCTGCGAAGAGACTTTTCCCTCCCTGCGCATTCGCAAGCATCGTGTCCGTGATATTCTTGATCTCAAGGAGCATGTTTTTTGCATCCTCAAAGAGAGGCAGTCCGGAGAGGCCGAATGCCTGCCCTATGTTGTCCTTGATGTTCGACAGCACGCCCTCGAACGTCTCCGACTGCTTTTTCATCATGTCCGGAAAGCGTTCGTTCATGCCATCAATCAACGCTCTAATCGCAACGTTGGCGTCAATACCAAGCTCGCCGATGCGGGAAAGCTCGTCTTTGGTTAGCCCGAGGTTTTTGGCAAGGATATCTTTGACCGGCACACCGAGCTGCGCGAGCTGCATAACATCCTGCCCCATAAGCTGACCGGTTGTCCGAATCTGCCCGAACACGAACGCCAGATGATTAAATCCATCCTGCCCGCGCCCGAGTCCGGATGCAGCGTTGCCGAGTGCCGTGAGTGTCGGAATAATCTCCTGTGCGTCATATCCAAACGCGAGGAGCTGCTGCGCAGAACTCCGTACGCCCGGCATTTCAAACGGCGTTTCCGCTGCGAATTTCTGCAGGTTTGCGATCATAGTATTCGCATGGTCTGCAGAGCCGAGCATCGACGTGAATGCAACACGGGTCTGCTCGAGATCAGCGTTGTAATCGATAAAAGCAGACTTGCTGATATCCAGTGCCGATTTCAGAACTGAGATCGCGGCGGCCGCCGTGATTGCTTTTGATGCAAGGCCCGCAAGACTCTCCGTCACGCCTGCAACGCCCTCAGCTGCGCCATTCGTATTTACGCGGACGTTGACGACTCTATCACGGATGCCCGCGAGTTTATCCTTGACGCCCTGCACGGCTGTTTGGGCCGCGCCCGTATTTGCACGGACGCTGATTGTCTGGTCTTTGATCGAGCCGATCGATGCACGTACCTTCTCGATTGCCGCTGTCGCGTAATCCCGCGCCCGTATGGCAACAGAGATCTCTTTATTTGCCACTGCTTCGATTCGCCTCCTTCAAAAGTAATCTCTCAAGTGCTTGTATTTTGTGCAGCATAGCGAGGTCAAGAGCAATCCCCAAAACCTCGGCCACCTGCCGCATTGCAGTGTAGTCCAGTCCGACTACTCCTGCGAACGACGTGCGCAGCTGTGTCTGCGTATGCTTCCACAGATACCACGCCTCTCGATTTTCGCCCATCAGCGCCGGCCACTCGTACTCACATCCGGAACATGGGGGCTCGTGCCCTTTCTGCGCATACACCTCGCGGCAGGATGCGCAGTATTCCGGACCGTCCGACAGCTCCCACCGATAGACGGCCTCTAGTTTTTTACCTCGGTCTCCCGACCGTACGTCAGGGCATAAGTGTCCGTCGCAATCTGGAACGCCTCACTATACGGCATATCGTCCGTGATCTGCTCCCCGTAGACGTTGTCGAGGATCCAATCAATCATTCCCGTAGTCGCGATGGCACTGTCCTCCTTATCCGCAAAAGCGGGGTCATACCCCGCCTTACGCAGCTCCCGCATCTCCTTGACCGTAAGAGAGCGGATTGGGATAGCGTGCTTCTTTTCATCTGCCATGTGTAGTTGCCTCCTGTTTAGTATGCTTCCTGCTGATTCTTCAGTGTTACCGTCACGATGCTCGTTCCGTCTGCCGAGAATGCGCGCCACTTCACATCAACCACAACGCCCGCCGGACCGCTGATCTGTGCGTCGAACGGTTCAAACTGTACGCTCGGAATTGCAAAGACAAGCGATGTGTTCGCATCGAGCTTGAAGCCGATCTCCATAGCGACGGCTGCGCCCGTATCTGCCTTGTCCATCCACTCGGTCGATGTAAAGAGCGCTTTGAGACTGCCCGAGACCTTCATGAGCCCTTCGGGGATGTCCCCACGGAGACCGCCGCCGCCAACAACGTACTGATCGCCATCGAGGTTCGCGTTGATCTCCAGCGAGCCCTCCTTGACAATACGGCTCTCCGTGCCATCGATCTTGACGTATGCGTGGTTCTGCGCGATGCGCAGGAGCTTCGACGCCTTGGCCGCGCTGTCATATGCTGTGCCGTCCTGCTCACGCGACGCCCCCATGACATTGAACTTGAACGTCATTTCGTTGTCTTGTCCGTAGTCGACGGAGAACGTGTTGATCTTCACGCCCTTATAGCGCACATACTTGTTGAGATCCGGAAATGCTTTTTCGACGATAATGGACGGCTGCGTGTCCTTGACCGTAAAGACATGCGTCTTGTTCGGCGCGGTGCCCGTCGTTTTAGGATCACCAAAAAGAGCCTTGAACATGTACCCCGAGGACATATAATCCGCCGGCATTTCAATGTCGCCGTCCACGCTGACGCGGCCGAGTGCCGGCTGCGTATCATTGCGCGTGTTCGTGATTGTGTCCGACTCGATCAACGTCTGTGCCTTTGACAGATCGTTGCTGTTCATCGGCAGGACGACGCCTTTCTTCGTCCCGGGGGCGACCCCAAACGAGGCTTCGTAATCCACCGTCATCGCGGATTTATAGCCGCGTGCCTGTTGTGTTGCCATATACTACCTCCTGTTATTTCTCCACATAGACAATGACCTCGATGGCACAACGACTGCCGACGAGGGGACGTACGCTGTCCCCGTCGCCCGCCGTTTCGGTGAGCCTCAGCTGCAGGAGCTGCACACCGTCCGCTACCCATGTCACTGTCTCTTCATAGCGCCGCAGCGCATCCATGACCGCATTTTCGAGCCGAGCGAGCGCCTCATACCCTGCGGTCAAGTCTTTGTCATCCGACTGTACCCACGTATCGAGACTGATCTGGACGCTCGTGTCCTGCACAAGGTCCGCACTCGCCGGGCGCTCACGATCGCGCATCAAATAGATAAGCCCCTTCCCTTTCGGGTTAGGGCGCACGTTGCGGGGATTGTACCCGCCGAGAATCACATCGTCGGCGATCTTCGCTGCCCGCAGATGCTCCCGCAGGCTCTCCAGTACACTCAGCCACAGCACACAATCACCCCCGATAGAGCGCGACGCTGCCATAGCCGCGGCTAACCGCTTCGCCCGTGAGTGCTGCGGCGCTCATGGATGCCTCAAGACGTTTCATCTCATCACGGTAGAAACTGTATTTCCCGGCATAGCTGTCCTTATCGTCAGCAGCGCCGCTTCCCCATGCCTGTGCCCCCGTGTAGCTCTTGCGTATGCACAGCTCACGAAACACGTAGACCGTGAGGAAACGCCGCACATAGTAGGTCGGCTGCACCGCCTCCCATGCAACGCCGAGACCCGCGGCCGCAGCGCGCAGATACTCCTCCGCCTCGCTGATCAGCGCGTCTGTTACAGACGTGCCGAGCAGTTCGTCCTTATCGCGTAATGCGTCTGCTTGTAATAGCATCCTCCACCTCCCGCAGGGCCCGCTCCGTGTAGCGGTCAAAAATAGAGACGATTGTCTTTTCGTTGGATTCGAGCGCATCATACAAAAACGGATCCGCAGCCCACCCCGGGAACCGAACGCGCTTGGCGAACAGGAATTTGCTCCCATCTACCCAGCGCAGCACCTTCCGTCGTTTTGGAAAGATGTCATGGGGGCGAATGCCCTCATGGATGAAAACAGCATAGGGCGCGATATTACCATCAAGGTACACGCGCCCCTCCATTCCGTCGTCATTGATTGCAGTCTGCACTGCATCTTTGAGACGACCGTTTTGCTGTTTGTAGCGATGCTGCATCTTTGCGGTCGTCGCAACCTCGATCGCACTTGCCTCGACAGCAAGTCGGAGATTACGCCGGAACGCGTCAATGCTGCTCATCACCCTCAGGGCTCGGATCGTCCTCCGCGCCGGCCTCATCCGTCTTCTTACTCTTGCCTTTGCCGCCCTTGGGCTCTTTAGGCTCCTTGTCCTTCGGCTCCTCAGGTTTCTTGACCTTAGGCGCCTCTGCTTCGAGCGGCTCGGGCTCAAAGCCCTGCGCCATCAGCTCTGCTGTCCGCTCCTCCGTTTCGGAGTACTGGACCTCATTCAGTCGTACAAGTCTTGTCATGCTGCTCCTCCTTATGCGCCCGTGTTGACCCAGACGCCCGCGAGCTTATTGCTCGGGATCCAGATATCATGGAATTTGCGGTAATCAAGCTTCCACGCATCCGCTGCCTGGTTCGTATTAGGGTCAAAAACGCGAATCTTATCTGTCTTGGAGATTGCGATCGGCGCTTTGCGCGCCATGATGATCCAGTTGATCGACTTGGCTCCGGTATCTGGCTTAAATCCGCCCGCTTCCTGTCCTGTCGTCTTGCCGTCTGCAAAGACATATGCTGTCTTCATGCGATCGGAGGGGACGGAGAGGATCGGAATCTCGTTATAGGTCTTAACCTTTGTGCTCACTTCACCTGCCTTGAAGTCCGCAACATCGAGATACCGCGTCACATCCTTCGCGTTATTGAGGATGGTGCGTACAGGGATTGGCATAATAATGACCAGCGGCTCGCTTTCGCCGACAATATCCTGGATTTTTGCAATCTCCTCATCGAGCTTGCCGAGAATGTTGTCTTTGCTCGGCGTAAATGCCGCCGACTCATGCGATGCGCCCTTGGCAAGTGCTGCGATGCGCGAGTAGCGATAGGCGTCAATCTCCGTCGCGACCTGCGTTCGCTGAAACTCGCCCATGACAGCACCAGCCGTCGCGATGAAGTTGCTCTCGTTGACGTCCATCGCATCGAGATGGAACGTGCGGCCGCGGTCCTTGGTGAGCGTGTAGTCCTTGTAGGAGAGCGTCACCGCGCCGCGATTGAAGCCGTTGTCGCGGCTGTAATCCGCGAGTCCGGACGTGGAGATGGACGGCATGCGAACGGTATCGCCGCCGTCATACTGTACGTTTGTAGCGTTCGCCTCCATCCAGCCGGATGTAGCATCCACGATCATCCGCTCATCGAGCTTTTTCTGATAGAGTTTCGCCATCTCAAGCGTATTGATTGCCATGTGTTATTACCTCTTTCTGTTTAACCTCCAAGTGAGGCAGCGATCTGTTCTTCCAGCGTTCCGCCTGCACCGTTCTCCTGTGTCCTGCCGTCACCGCTGCCGCGCCTCTGCATATCTTTAATCGCCCACGCTTTCCCGTCGAGCCATTCTGCAGCGCAGTCCGCAATGCTTCCCTGCGTACCGTCTGCCTTGGTATAGCAGTATGCACCATCCTCGGTGACCTTGATGTTCGGAACGACCAATTTTGCAAACTCCTGCGGGTCAACGGCATTCGCCTTTGTGAGAGCATCAACCGTCTGCGCCATGATGTCCGCCTGTACGCGCTTTTCCTCAGCGGTCTTGCGTGCCGTCTCGGCGGCCTCATACTTTTTAGCAAGATCTGCGATCTGCCCCTGCAGTTTCTGCATTGCGGTCTGTGCACCTGCGCCCTCCTCCCGAGCGGCGCCGAGCTGCGTCTCCAACTCCTTGTGCTTCGATTCGAGTTCCCCGTGCTGCTTTTTAAGCCCGGTCAGCTCCTCCTCTGCTTTGTTTTTGGCGATGCGTGCATCTGCCGCCTCCTTCCGGACGCCCGCCAGCTCGCTTTTGATGGTCTCCACCATCGCCGCGCCATTTTCCGCAGCCTCCAGTGCTGCATACACCTCTTTGAGTTCCATGTTGTCTGCCTCCTGTGCAAAATAACTTTGCGGGTCTCAATCCCGCGCATAAAAAATGCCCTGCCGTCAAGCACGGAGGGCATGAAAAAAGCACCTGCATAGAGTGCAAGTGCTTTTTAGTTTAGGAAAAATAAGGTTCTATGTCGAAATCGGAATCAACGTACAGCGCGCCGACCTCATAGTCGTTGGCGACCTCGATTTCTCCTCGAGGATGATCGTACTTTTGATACTGGCTCCCGTCAACGTCCTCGAGGAGATCGTGTTTTTTCAGGTCCGGAATATGCTTTTCTATTGCTGCGCACTGCTTGTCAAACCACTCCGGCGCAAAATAGTTGCAGATCGTATACGAGTATTTGTATTCCTTACGCATCTTCCTCACTCCAATCCGAGCTTCTTATTTACGCCCTCATTGCTCTTGATCGCGGTCCTATA